GTCGGGCGGCGGGGCCGTGTCGGGCGGGTACAGGGGATAGGCGGGCCCGCGGCCCCATTCGGCGACGCGCGGCACCTCCACGAGCGCGAGCACCGACGCGAGGTGGGTCGAGCGGTCCGCCGTCGAGTCGAGGTCGGAGTAGCGCTCCCCCTCGACGTCGATCATCCCCAGCACCTTGGCGTCGTCGCGCTTCTGGATGAGGATCGCCCGCAAGGCCGTCGCGTACAGCAACGCGACGTAGCGGGGCTGGGGGGACGCGCCGTCGGCGCGCTTGACCGAGCGCGCGACGGTCTGGACGCCGACCTCGAGCGCCCAGCGCCACGTCTGAAGATGGCTTGAGGCGCCCCCGCCGCGGCGCAGTGCCTGTGCGGTCATCGAGCGCACGATGACCGCCGGGTGCTGGTCCTCGGGCATGTTCTCCATCTCGGAGGAGACGCGCCAGGAGCGGATGGCGGGCAGCGCGTCGGGGGCCATGCCGGCACGCCGGCAGACCTCCCAGACGTAGGTCGGCGCCCAGGTCTGCAACAGGCCGACGACGGCGGCCTCCACGTCGTGGGCGCCGATGAGCGGCCCGAAGACCGACAGCGGGTCGTCATGCGGGTCAGGGCCCCAGGCCTGCGGGAACGTCTGCTCGGCGGTCACTGGCCCACCAGGTCGCGGGCGACGCGGCGCTGCACCTGGTCGACGAGGGCGCGCTCATCGACAGCGGGAGGCTTCGGAGCCTGCCGGCGCGTCCCGTAGAAGACGAACCGCGCGTAGGGGACGTCGCTGGTGATCTTCAGCTCGTCGGCGGAGGCCTGCACGCCCTCCTGGGCGACGCTCGCGGCGAGCTCGCCGCTGCGGTCCTGCCAGGCGCCGTGGGAGGCGACGTTCGAGGCACGGCCCGCCTGCGCGAGCGAGCCGCTCTGGTCCTGGGCGCGACGGCCGGCGCGCAGGATCACCGCTTGGGCTCGTTCGTCGCCCGTGACGGTGATCACGTCAGCACCACGGGTCGTCGTAGTTGACGGTCGCGCACTCGAGGTTCGCGAACTGCGGCGGTGACCCGAGCCCCGAGTCGCAGCAGCGCCCCTGGTAGGGGCGTACGAGGCCGAGGTTGCCGATTCCCGACGCGGCGAGCCCGCCGGCGCCGCCCTCGGGGATGCGGTCCTTGAGCGCTTCGATGTAGCGCAGGTACTGCTCCCAGTGCTGGTCGTAGGGGCTGCGCGCTGCGCTGATCTGCTCGGGGAAGTAGGACTTCTCGATCATGCACGCGGTCATCTCGATCGCGCACAGCGAGAACGATCCGTACAGGGCGATGGGGACGTCCGCGGTCAACTCGGACGCGACGGCCTGCGCGGCCGACGCGATCAGCAGCGAGACTTCCTGATCGGTCGGCCGCGTGGCGTCCGTGAACGTCCCGAGCTCCTTGCCGTTGATGTCCTGGGTGCGGGCGCGCATGTGCGCGGCGACGTCGTCGACCGTCGGCCATGCCTCCGGCGGCGGGACGGCCGCGAGCTGCGCGGGGTCGGTCATCAGTCCTTGGGCTTGGTGCCCACGAAGCCGACGTCGTTGGGGTCTTCGCCCTCGTCGCCCCAGGTGGCGGTGATGGTCTCCGGTTCCTCGCCGCCGTGCAACGCGAACGACAGGCCCGGGTCGGTGGCGCCCTCGGCGGGCGCGGCCGCGGGCTTGGTTGTGGTCTTCGGCTCTGTCATGAGTGCCTCCCTAGGCGGTGTTGAGGACGGCGAACGGGTAGCGGTCCGCGGGGGCGGTCGCGCCCTTGGGGGTCGCCACGCCGAACGCGACGCGGAACGTGGCGCGGATCGCGCGGAGGTCCTGCTGCAGCAGGTTGAAGATGACCTTGCCGGCGTCGTCTGAGATGACGCCCTCCGAGAACATCTCGAAGCGGATGTCCTGGCGGATGCCGACGACGGCCTTCGTCCAGTCCCCGGCGATCGCCAGGGTGGTCGCAGGGTTGCCCCAGTTGCGGTACTCGACGGGGACGCCCCACCAGTTGTTCTGGTCCATCCCGGCGCTGATGTCGCTCATCATGGACACGCGCGCGGCGCCGGCGAGCGAGGACTTCGCGACGACGGCGGTGGCCGCGAACTCGTCGGCCTCGAGGGCGCCGAGCAGGTTGCTTGCGCTCTCCGCCGGCTTGGCCGGGTCGTTGACGACCGCGTTGCCCGCGGTCACCGCCTTGGCGATGATGTTCGCGTCGGTGAACGTCGCCGGGGCGTTCGTGCCGTTCAGGACCGTCTGGTCCAGCGTCGCGCCGAGGGCCTCGGCGAGCAGGGGCCGCGCGACGCCCCACAGGTCGACGTCGGAGTCCTCCTCGACGGCGATCGGCATGACGACGATGACCGCGAGCTCCTCGGCGGTCAGGGTCTTGCCCGCGAGCGCGAACTCGGTGGTCTGCTTCAGGCCCTCGTCGCCGTTGACCCAGTAGGCGATCGGGAACGCCGACAGGACGGGGACGGAGGAGACCTTGGTGCCCATCGGCACCCGGCGGCCGTAGGTCAGGACGATGCTGGACTTGGGGGCGTCGGCGACGATCTGGGTGGACGCCTCGACGGGGATGACTCCGGCGACGTCGACGCGGCCGACGATGTTGTTGTAGACAGGGATGGCTGCTGCCCTCCAGACGATCTTGGGTGTGGGTGCATGCGCCGCCCCGGTCCGGCCGGTGTTGCGGCCCTAGCGCCCGCGGTCCTGCCGCTGTCGGTCGCCGTACTGCTCGTCTGGTGGCGTCCGCGGTCCTGCCGCTGTCGACGCCGGTGCTGTGTGTGCGCTAGCGGCGAAAGCCGGCGCGGATGAACTCGTTCATGTCGACCGGTTCGGTCACGGGCGCGCCCCGGGCGACCGGGTCGCTTGAGCGACGCGGCGCGCGGGCGTCCTTGACGGCCTCCTCGACGGCCTGCTTGACGGCGGCATCGACCGCCTGCTTGACGTGCGTGTTGATGGTGTCGGCGGCCTGCTCGAGCGCCTGGCGGTCGCCGGGGACGTGCGCGAGCAGCTCGACGGGGAGCTGTCGGTCGGCGGCGACCTCGTGGCGGTGCTGTTGGGCCTCGGTGTGCGCGAGGCGGCGCTCGAGGCGGTCCGCGCGCGCCTTCTCCTTCTCGAGCTCGGTCTTGTCCTTGTCCTCGGCGCTCTGCAAGCGCTGGCTGAGGCGCTGCTGCTGGTCCTCGAGCTCGCGGACGCGCACGCGAGACTGCATCGCCTCGCGGCGCGCGTCCTCGACCTGGGTGCGCGGGACGAGGTCACCCTCCCCGGCCTTGGGGTCGGCGGACGGCTCAGCCGGCGGCGGCTCAGTCGGAGATGGTTGCGGGGGCTGCGCTGGCTCGGTCATCTGGCTGCTCCTGTTGCATGCGCTCGATCTGGGTGGGCGTGTAGCCCATGTCCTCGAGGATCTGCTCGCGCGACACGGCGACCCCGGGCGAGGCCTTCTTGACGGCGGCGTCGGCGACGACGGCGTCCGAGCGGGTCTCGGGGTTCGCCCAGATCGTCTCTGCGCTCGTGACGCCGGCATGGTCGCGGTCGCCCAGCCACGCGAACGCCAGGCGCAGGGTGGTCTCCCAGGACTCGGCCATCACGCGCTGGCGGCGGACGGTCTTGCGCACGATCCCGGTCTCGGCGGCCTTCAGCGACTCGCCGGACGGGAACGTCCCGGACTGCCCGAGCAGGTAGTAGGGCGGGATCCTCGCGATCGCGCAGACCTGCTGGTTGCGCATCTCGATCGCCTTGATCAGGCCGGTCGGGTCGGCCGCAGCGAACTCGGCGACCTTGGCGTCCGTGTTGGTCAGGGTGATGATGCGGTTGGCCGCCGACTCGGTTGACGTGAGCGGCCGGCCCTCGCTGTCGGTGGCGGCGTCGACGCCGATGAAGACCTTCTGCTTGAAGGCCGAGAACTCCGAGTCGATCATGAGGTCGGCGACGAGCTTGTTGATGGTGTCCTGCATCGGCATGATCGCGTCGAGATCGCTGGGGGCGGGCTCGAGGGTGGTGTCGGCGACGGCGGCGCCGACGTTGCGGAACGGCACGACGGGGACGACGCCGAGCGGGTTGGATTCCTCGCCGTCGGATTCGAAGCGCGCGTAGGCGGCCATTCCGGGCTCGACGGGGCGCTGGGAGACGTAGAAGTAGGAGGCGTCGGGCAGGTAGACGGTGGCGTAGATGTGCCCGTCGAACCCGCGGGTGCGCTTCAGCGCAGCGACGCGTTCGTCGGGGGTGCCGTAGACGGTGACCTCCAGCGGATTCTCGACGGTGATGACCGGCGCGCCACCGTCCGCCTGGGGTGGCGCGACGATTGCCGCGGCCTCTCCGCAGCACAGCGCGAGCGTGTGCAGGTCGTCGGAGTAGACGTCCAGGGCGTTGGCCTGCCAGATCCCCCAGGCGTCGTGGTCGGCGCTGGCGTGGCCCTCCTGCGCGCCGAAGCGGAACCCCTCGATCGCCATGCGTTCCACGACGGCGTCGATGACGACCTGGCACCAGTTGTCTGAGATGCGCCGCAGCCAGCCGCCGAACGCCTGCCGGTACTTGTCGGTCATGAACGTCAGCTCGTGACGGCCGCGGTAGTAGTCGATGCGCTGGCGGTAGCGCGGCGCGCGGACCGACAACCGCTCGGAAAGCACCGCCAGCCACCACGCCGGATCGGACGTGTCGTAGGGCGGGCGCTCCGGCGCCGTGTACAGGATGGTGTCCGGGCCGTCGATCGGGGCCATGTCGCTCACGAGAAGATCAGCCGCCCGGGCTTCGTGCCGCCGTCGGGGCCGAGGAGGGTGCGGCCCTCCCAGGCCAGCAGGCACGCCAGCGCGCCGCTGACCGGGGCGCCGCCGCGGACGTCTGAGACGAGGTGGGGGAGGTTGCGGTGGCGCGCCAGGCGCGCGGCGACGATGTGCCGATCAAGGCGTGGGTTGCCGGTGTGCTGCACGCGGCCGGCGAGCGCGTCGGCGCGGAAGCGCTCGGTGATCTGCGCCGTCCTGGCCGACGGGACGGACACGTCGACGTCGACGACGTTGCGCTTGCCCATCTGGTGGCGCCAGCCGTCGACCACGGTCGCCCACGCCGGCGTGTAGGAGCAGAACAGCCCGGCGACGCGCAGCCCGGCGATCGTGGAGGCGAACACGTCGTCGGCCTCGTCGGTGTCGACGAGCTCGTCGAGACCGGGCTCCCAGGTGTCGACGAGGTCCAGCAGCCCGTCGGCGCGCCGGCACGCGACCAGGGTGGCGGTGTCGGCGCCGCGGAAGCCGAGCACGACCTCGTCGTCGCGCTGAACGCGCGCGGGGCGCGCGAAGCTGCGCCACGTCTCGAGCTCGAGGAACGCGCCCTGCGATGCGGTCCACACGCAGCCGTGCAGCTGCAGGAACTGCCCTGGGGTGAGGGTCGGGGTGGCGGCGAGCTCGGCGAGGCGCTCGCGGGTGATCCACGACGCCGGGTTGGCGGCCTTGATCGCGTCGAGGTCCAGCGGGTCGCGGGTCTGCGCGTCGTAGTTGTAGATCAGCGTCCTGGCGGGGTGGTTGCGGCTGATTTGCAGGGCGCGGTGCACGCGCTCGACGTCGCCGTCGAGCTCGTTGCGGTCGATCATCTGCCCGAGGATCCCCTCGACGCGCTCGGCGGGCTCGCCGGCGGTGGAGATCCCGAAGACGTGCACCTGCTTGCGCGCGACGCCGCCGGTGGCGAGCATCGACCACGCGCGGCGCCGGCGCGGGGTGCGCCAGTCCGCGAGCTCGTCGGCGACGACCAGCGACGGGTCATAGCCCGACAGCGCGCCGGAGTCCGCGCTGACGCGGTACAGCACCCCGCGGCCGTCCGCGCGCGCGATTTCGCCCTCGTGCTCGCGCACTACGACCTGGCCGGCCAGCCACGGGTCGTTGCGCACGAACGCCCCGGCGGCGCGGAAGAGGCGGCCGGCCTGCTTGTCCGACGCGGCGGCGAGCAGGATCTCCG